CAGGATTTAGATGGTTCTTTAGTACTTATGAATATGATTGGAAAACAATAATTGAAGCAACAAAAAAGTATGTACAAGAGTATGAAATGAAAAATTATGAATACATGAGAACATCTCAATACTTTATTAGAAAACAAAATCCAGACAAATCTTTTGAGTCTGATTTAGCTACTTACTGCGACATGATAAAAGATGGTGGCTCTAATGAAGAAAACATATTTAGAGAAAAAATAGTATAATTTGAAAGAATTTAATGGTGCAAAGCCTCTAAAGGCTATTAGCAAAGTACGCGCTTATGAGAAAGCTCTCATAGAAATGAGAGGACGTATGGATGGCAAGATCAAAAGCTTGAAAACTGCATGGCCAAAGTTTAATGATGCTACACTAAATGGTCTAGAGTGGAACACTCTAACTGTAATAGGTGCAAGACCAGGTGTAGGTAAGACTTTGTTTATGGAGCAGCTTGTAACAGAAGTTATAGCTTTAAATCAAGATCAAGACTTCCAAGTTCTTCAGTTTCAATTTGAGATGCCTGAGAAAACTCTCGGTATGAGAGCATTCTCTGCTATAACCCAAAAGGATTATGGTATGCTTCATAGTAAGTATGAACCTTTGCAAGAAGAGATTTATGAAAAATGTAGACAATATACAAGTACATTAAATAATAATAATAGAGTATTCTCTATTTATAGACCATGTACTGTTAATGAATTCTGTGCAAGTATAGATTATCATTTCAGACAAAATGTTAAAGAGGTTAATGGAGAAAAGATATATCCAAAACTTCTTATAACAGTAGATCATTCAGCTCTATTCAAAAGAGATATTAGTGAATCTACAAGGTTTGATATGTTATATAATCTAGGTGAAGCGCTAACCTTTATGAAAAGAAGTTATCCGCTATCATTTGTAATCTTAAGTCAATTGAATAGAAACATAGATGACCCTAAACGTGCTATAGAAGGTACATATGGTAACTATGTTTTGGATTCTGATCTTTTTGGCGCTGATGCATTATTGCAACATGCTGATATAGTAGTTGGTATTAATAAACCTGCTGCTAGAAAGATTAGATATTATGGACCTGAAAGAATACAAATAACTGATCCAGAAACTTTGGTATTTCATTTCTTAAAATGTAGAAATGGTGATACTAGAATGAGTTTCTTTAAGTTAGATAGAGATACTATACGAATAGTAGAAATGAATACACCAAGTCAAAATCAAAATACAAAAATTAGAGTATGAGTACAAGACAGGAGAATACTAAGATTCTCATGGCAACACATTTGCCAACATTTAAAAGATTAGGTATTGCTGATCCTTATTTTATTGCTAAGTCCGCTTGGGCTCCTCCAGGAGAACCTTTGAAGATGCAATTCTTTCCTAATGAACTTAAAGTAGGTAAAGATATCTATACAGAGCTTAGTGATTTTGAAGGTAAATCAGAAGACCCTACACACACATTGTATAAACTAAAGCATAACCCTTTCTATGCAGAGGAGTATCCTTTAGAACAAAAGACTAGTAAGTCTGGCAATGATTATGAAGTATATATAGTTCCTATTGAAGAACTAGTTGCTATTGATAAGAAAAATGGAAAAGAAATACCATACAATACTTATCAAGATTATTTAAAGAATCCTCCTGAAGAAGTAGAAACTAAACCTGCTGACTTTCCAAACTTTGCTGAAGAGTATCTTGGAGTAAGTTTAAAGAAGAAGGAGCAGAAAGAAGAAGTACAAGGTAATCCTTGGTATGAAAATGATGTAGAAAAATACTTAGATAACATAAGTAAACAGCTAGAAAGAATAGCAAATATATTAGAAACCAAAAATAAATAAAATGACAAAAGAAGAAATCTTGGCCATGAAAGTTGGTCAAAATGTTGAGATTGTATTCTCAAATGGAGTAGCTAAAGTTACTAAAGATATAACTAGAGAATCTGATACAGAATGGGAGCTCAATTGTTATACCGCAGAAGCATCTGCTAAAGTAACAGCTGATGAAATTGTAGCTTACTGTAAAGATAGAAACACTGGAAACAATTTTAATTGGAAAGAGTGGATTCAAGAAGATGAAAACTAATAAAAACAAATAAAATGACAAGAAGAGAATGGCGTCAGCTCGTAGCTGAACAAAGAGAAGTAATGTTGACTGATACAGATATATATCATGTAATGACTTTGTTAAATCACATAGGTGATGAAATAGTAACAAATGAAAGTATATTTGGAAAAAAAGTTAAAAAATTTAACATGGATGATATGTTAGATTATGCAGCTCAAGCAATGTTACTATCAGATCATGCTGGTCATGAATTTGATACATTTGATATGAATGTAAATGAATTTATTAAGGATGTTCCTTATGATAAGTTTCATGATGTAGATTATTGGAATAATAAAGTAGAGGCATGAGTATAGTACTTCCAACTAAAAAAGTAAAAGTAGAAAGAGTTAATCCAAAGAGATTAATTATCTACAGTAAACCTAAGACAGGTAAAACTACAGCATTTGCAGGCTTGAAGAACAATCTTATATTGGACTTAGAGAATGGCAGTGAGTATGTTGAAGCTTTGAAAGTTAAAATTGATAGTCTTCAGGATTTACTTGATGCAGGTAAGGCCATAAAGGATGCAGATAAACCATATGACTATGTAACAGTAGATACTGTGACTGCATTAGAGTCTATGGTAATGCCTTTGGCCATTAAGCTGTACAAGAAAACTCCTATGGGTAAAAACTTTGATGGTAATGATGTAACTACACTACCAAATGGTGCTGGTTATTTATATATTCGTCAAGCTTTCTTTCAAGTTTTAGATTTTATTGATACATTAGCTCCCCATATTATTTTGTCTGGACATATTAAAGACAAAGTAGTTGATGATAAAGGAGAAATGGTTATGTCTGCTAACATAGACTTAACTGGTAAGATAAAATCTTTGATCTGTGCAAATGCTGATGCAATTGGCTATATGTTCAGGAAAGGAAATGAAACAATTATCAATTTTAAGAATAATGATGGTGTAACATGTGGTGCTAGACCAGACCACTTAAGAAATGAAGAAATAGTAATTTCTGAAATGAATGAAAAGGGTGAGATAAAAACTCACTGGAATAAAATATACAAGTAAATTAATTAATAACTAAAAACAAAATCAAATGGCATTAAGTACAAAAGATTTAGGTACAGAAGGCACTGGAGGCGGTTTACCAAAAACTATTTCTCCAGGTAACAATGAATTAAAAATTAATGAAATTAGACTTGAAGAGTTTAAATTTATTGATGGCGCTTACCATCTTATAATTGAGATGGAGACTAAACCAATTGATGGATTTCAAGGATTCATGCGAGATAGAAATGATGAATCTAAAGGTAGATATGAAGGACAGATTGGTAGAGTTAAAGCAAGTCAATATGCATTTGCTGATGGTGAAACTAAATCAGGTATTAAAATTGAGAGAGATAATTCTATTATGATTTTTCTTAAAAACTTCTCAGCTGCTCTAGGAATTACTGATTGGTTTCATGAGCAAGATAATAAGCATGAAACTATTGAAGATTTTGTAGCCTATTATAATGAGAATGCACCTTATCAAGATAAATATTTACATGTTTGTCTTGCAGGTAAAGAGTATCAAAATAAATCAGGCTATATTGCCTATGATTGTTGGTTTGCAAAAGCTCAAAATAAGAAATATGGGTATACTCCAACTGCGGATAATGTATTGACTTATGATGAATCAAAACATTTGAGAAAACTTGAGAACAAACCAGTTGATTCTTTTGGTAATGATGATGATGATTTGTCAATACCTATGAAAACAAGTTCTGATTTCAGCCTAGACTAATAGCTATGCTAAGCTATAATATAGGGGGAGTCAGAAATGGCTCCCCTTTTATTAACTAAATTAGTCTTATGATTTCAACAAAAAATTTAATTAGCAATTTAGAAGATATACCTACAGGTTGGGCTTTCCAACATTATCTTGGACTTACTGAATATCTTGATGGTCAAGATATAAAGATAAAGTCTATAGTTAATACTAGAGAAAGAACACCTTCTATGTGTATTTACTTTGATGCAAATAAGCAAAGATATAAGTTCAAAGACTTTTCTTCTGGTATCGGTGGTGACTCTGTAGAACTAGTTAAAGTTGTTGGTAATCTTAGAACTCGTGGTGAAGCTGCAATGAAGATTATACAAGACTATAATGAGTATGTTTTAAATAATGGATGCAATCCTGTACAGCAGTATAAAGCTCATAGTAAATATCAAGTCACTGATTATGAAATAAGGCATTGGACTACAATAGATCAAAAGTATTGGACTAGATTCAATATTGGTTCTAGACTTCTTGAGAAGTATAATGTGGCCCCGCTAGAGTTTTATAAGATGACTAAAGAAGATGCTGATGGTAAGCAAAGTTCAATTACTATTAAAGGTTATAACATATATGGTTATTTCAAAGATGATGGTACATTGTACAAGATCTATCAACCTAAAGTATCTGATAAGAAGTTTATCAAAGTCAAGAATTATATTCAAGGTTCTGATCAACTGCAGTATAATAAGAAGTATCTTGTGATTACATCTTCACTAAAAGACTTAATGGCTTTTAACAGACTTAAGTTATCTGATGCAGAATCTATTGCACCAGATAGTGAGAACACATTGATTCCTGATAACATGC